CCACGCAGACCACCACGCACGGATGCGGATAGTTTGTCTACGCTTTGGGGGCCTTCCGGCGCTTCTCCTTGGGGGGAAGCTTGACCGTCTGAACGGTGGGCGGAGCCAGGTTTTTAGGTGGTCCGCCCGGCTCGACGTTCGGGCCTCGCTTGGGTCGGATGGCGTCTGCTTGGATGCTGTCCATCTCCGAGCTCAGTCCGCTGATGGAGTCGACCACCCACGCTGGCTGGTCCCCGATGGCGCCACCATAAGGCAGCATGCCGCAGCCCTTCCAATCGGACCAGACGGTGAATATCTAGTACGCCTCGGGTTCAATGCCGGGCCAAGGACAGCGGCCGGATGGACGATCGCACCCGCGCGCATCGCGTCGGTCCTCTTCGGGGAGGTTCGGGGATTCGGACTCAGGCCGGCCGCACTTGCTACAACCCCAACGTCGTGCGGGATCCGTGTCGCTGGCTAGGACTCGGAGGACGGCCCGGGCTTGTCCAGCAGGCCGGCCCTCAGCACAGACGCGTCCTGGATCGCTTCGATGATGTCGCTGAGGATCAGCTCGTACGCTCGAGCAGGGATCTTTGCCAGCGCGTCCAGGAGCTCGGCGCCGTTGGTCGGCTCCTTGTCCCCGACATTGAACCCCTTCACCCCGTGCACGTGGTCCTTGACGATCTGCTGCTCCATCGATTGGAGCCTGGCGGCGAAGTTGGTCTCGCCCCCCTTGGTGATCTGCCCATTGGCCCGGCCGAGCTTACGCAACTCCTGAGCCGACATCACTGAGATCAATACCGCAAAAGGGTTCGGATCGTCGGGGTCTGTGTTGCCCGGGACCTTGGGGCGGTACCACTGCTTGGAGTCGTCGACGGCATCGAAGGACAGAGCCATTCAGTATACGTCGGCCCCGTCCGATAACCTGTCAAGGGCCATCACCGTTCCTCGCACTGCTCGTACCAGAACACCTTGACTAGCCGCTGCAAGTGCAGGGTGGTCGGGTCCTCCAGAACATTCAGGACCCATTGCGCGACCTCATCCGTGTACACGGCCCACTCGTCTCGCCGGCTGTTGTCGTTGAGGGCGAAGTTCACCTCTCGCCGGAGCGTGTCCCGGAGCTCCCGGGCACGGCTCTCCGACTCGCCTTGCACGGTCATGTCCAGACGTACCGTGAGCGTGCACCGTCGACGCCGGCCCACGAGGTACTCCTCGGCCAGGTTCTCCTCGTAAAGGCCAATGCATGGCACCATATGCCCCGGAAGGGACGATGGAGTGTACCTCTCGGTTGTGACGTGCCGGACCCCGGGCACCTGCCGGAGGTCGGCCGCCAGGCTATTAACGACGGAGATCAGGTTCGGGTTTGGCATCAGAGGTACCTAGCATACCGTCTGCAAACGGTGAGCGTCTCGGCCGTCAGCATGTCCGAGCTCTCGCGCCACGTCTTCGCGATCGTCTGAGTGTTTTCGCTGGTCACGTTGCGGTCCTGGCCCGAACGCCGGAGCACGCTCGCCACCGATGCGAGGCATGCGTCCTCGAGATCGTAGGGCAGCGTCCGCACCAACCCGAGCGGTGTGACCAGCAGGCCGTCCAACCGAACCTGCTCGGGGGTGATGTACCCGCCGACGTACGTCACACGGATGGCGCCCTCGGGGTCGTCGGGCAGCACCATATCGGTGGCCCCTGAACCGGGGACGAACGCGGTCGACGGCCACCCGCCGCGCATCAGAAGCCAACCGGCCTCGGTGTTCTCAACGTAGTAGTCGGTGCTCGCTAACGTGGTGTCAACGGTGGTGCCGTCGGCCCCGACGATGGTCACGGCGGACACTGAGATCACCGGAGGACGATTCAGGAACAGCCGAGGGCCGCCGTTGGACCCGTGGCGCTCAGCCGTGACCGTAGCGCGCACGAACGGCCGGCCCGCAGCCTTGACCATCGCTTCGGACACCGAGTTGATGATCCGCTCAAGGTGGGTCTGAGACGCGTTGGGGTCGTCGTTGCCGAGACCGATGACGTCCCGAGCAGTGGCGTAGGTGGTGAGTGCTAGAGTGGAGTCGACAGCCATGGGCGAGGGCCCTCCCCGGCCCGACTAGCGGTGACGCAGACCGATGGCCCGGTCCTCGGAGACGAGCTGGAGTTGGAGCGCTGGAGCCATCACCCGATCGATATCGGACGACGGCTCCAGCTTCCCGGCGGCGTAGAGTCTTCGCAAGAGGTGCGGATCGTCGATGTCGACAGATTCGCCGGCCGATACCATTCGGCCGTCAATCACGAATGAATCAGACGCCACCACCAGCATTACTGCACCGGCTCGACCTTGGCACCACAGAGGGCCGCCACCATGGCGCAAGCCAGGGAGGTACCGCCGATGGTCACGTCGGTGTTGAACCGAACGTATCGCCGAGCCGCGCTCAGGTCAACGTCGATGGTGACCACCGACTGAGAGCCGATGGTGCCAGAGACGTACTGAGTGCCGGTCTGCGCATCGTTCAGCGCCACAAAGTTGCTGCCGCTGTCGTTGCTGTGCTCGACGGTGATCCGGGCATAGTTGCCAGTACCCACCGACGCTCCGGTCGACAGGGTGACCGCAGCCGAGTCGTAGCCCTGTTGGCCTCCGGACTGCGGCATGCGATCGATGGTGAGGCCGGTGCTGTCCGAGGTCAGGACAGCCGGATAGCTGCCCTGAAACCCGAGGATGTTGCCAGCCATAGACGAACTCTTGAACATGTCTTCTATTCCTCTTCTTTCCCCGGGCGATTAGCTCACGGTGTAGTCGACTTCAGAGATGATCGACGCGCCGTTGTCGTGACGGAGCGCGAAGTCCTCGACGAGGATCGCCCGGATGGCGGTCTCGTCTTGGCTGATGCCCGACTGCACGGCCGAAGCAGTGCTGTTGTAGTAAGCGCCGCCATCGAAGGCAGTCAACTCCAACCCACGAACTTCGCCGATGATGCACTCCGAGCCACACACGAAGTAGATCTCGGACTCGTCACCGTCTCCGGTGGTGTCGAGGATCTGGTTCGTGGCGAGCACCCGGTAACCCAACAGCGTACCGGCGCCCTCAAGGCCCGGGAAGCTGGGGTTGCTGTTCGAGTCGACAGTGGCCATCAGTCGGTGCTTGGTCCGCTCCGACATCAACCAGGCCGAGTTGGCCGAGTTGAACCGCACGTTCCGGCTGGCGAGGCGAGCGATCGCGTTCACCAGGTCGTTCCGCTTCAGAGCCGCGGTGTCGCCGCCAGTCGCCACAACCATGGCCGAGGCCACGCTGTTGCGGATACCGCGAGGCTGACCAGCCGCGCCGCTGCCGCGCAAGAATGCCAGGTCTTCAGCCAGAGCCAACTCGGCCGCGAGGTCATCGCGGACGAACGCGTCAGCGCTGGCATCGGCGATCCGAAGCAGGTCGTTGCTGACCGCGGTCAGAGCGCCGAGCTTCTTGCCAGTCAGCGTGATGCTGCCGGTCTGTTGCTGGCTGGACGCGATTACCGCGCCTTCCGCAACCCAAGAGCCCGAGCCGACGCCGGTCTGCTTCTTGATGGTCATGGTCCCGTTCGGCATCTGAAGGACTCGGATGCTAGGGATCTGACGGACCACGGTCATGTTGCGCTGATACTCGATCAGCTCGTTGAGGAACCCGCCGGGGAACAGCTCAGCGCCAGCGCCGGCCGCACCGGTCTGGAGCGCACGCACTTCCCGAGCCTCGTCCGCCAGGGCCTTGTAGCCCCAGCCCGCGAGGATCTCAGACGGGTGCTGACGCCGCTGGTGACCAGCCGCGATCGCACGCACGTATGCGCCGGCCCGAAGACCCTTGCCCTTGCGGGGATCGGCATCGAAGTTGACGCCGCTGACCTTCTCGTACTCGCGGACCGAAGCGACCTGCTTACGGTTGTCCGAGAGCTGGTCGGCATCACGCTGAGCGGCGAACCGCTCCTGAGCCGCCTTCATGGCCTTGACGTCGGCCGCCATCTGCCCGACCTCTTCCGGGGTCAAGCCTCCACGGAGTTCGGAAGCAAGGTCACGGACGGAGTCGGCGACGATCTTCTCAATCTCCTTCAGATCGGTGATTGGTTGAGTCATTCTTATTTTTCCTTCCGGCCGAGTACTTCGGCCAATGTCACCCGGAGCGAGTCAGCGATCGCCGCCTTGAGCTCT